GGGGTAGTTCCGCCTAGGTACCAACAGAGGCAACCAACTAAGACAGACATCCGAAAATCATTATTGTTTGATAAGGTATTCCAGCATACTACCTTGCCTAGTGCACTTTCACCTAGCCCAACCATTGGTAATCCATTGTTTCGAGAAATTTTTAAGATGGATATACAACCTATTTTATTACCACAAGAAGATGTAGACAGAGCCTTAGATGATTATATGTATTATTTACGTTCGCTACCAGGATTTGGTGGTAAAGTGGATGTGTTATCTCAAGATCTGGCCATTAATGGTGACCCAATGGATGAATATATACGCTCAATTAATTTTTCCACTTCTCCTGGATTTCCTTATGTTCATTTTTCCGGATATTCTGGTGGGAAGCACTTTCTTTTTGAAGGTGAGGATGGCGCGAAGCGACCTTTACCCCAATTGCAATCGCGCATCGACTTTAGGCTGTCAAGGGCGAAGGAAGGGGTGGCTCCTATAACAATATTCTTAGATGTGTTAAAAGATGAGCGTAGACCAATAGCCAAAGTCGAGAAAGGACATACTCGATTGTTTAGTGTAGGTCCATTGGATCTCAACATATTGGTTCGCCAATATTTTGGACGATTTGTATCTTTCTTGCAATCGAATTGTGTTTATGGGGAGTGCTCTGTGGGGATAGATCCCCTTGGAATACACTGGAAATTAGTATTATTACAAATGTCTCAACGCTCTCTAAATTGCGTAATGGGGGACTATACTGCTTATGATAAAATGTTACCATATCAATTAGTCATGGCGGTTTTCCGGTGTATCCAGAAATACTACGGAGATGACGCAGATCCTTGTAGCGAGGAAGCTCGTATACGAGAAATACTTTATGTGTCAATCTTTAATTGTTACAGATTGGCTAATAGAATTGTGTATAAGCCTTTGTGTGGCAACCCATCTGGTAATCCTCTCACAGTTATTGTAAATTCAATGGTAAATTCCCTCCTCATGCGTTTAGCATTTTT